TGCCGTTGGCGTACTGGACCATCTTGAAGGTGCGCTGGTCCTCTAGGAACTTGTACTCGTCGGAGTACTGGAGGCCGCGGTTGCCTCCCACGAACAGGCTGTACTCGTCCATCAGGCCGAGGACCGCCTTGCCCTCGGGCACGGCCTCGGAGCAGATGACCTTGGTGGGCACCGGGAACAGGCCGTTGACGTAGCCGCCGTTGGTGGCGAGGACGGTCGTGGCGGGCATGACCTTGGTGAGGTAGTCCACGGTGTTGCACACCATGGTCAGGCTGGACAGGGCGCCGGCGGGCTTGAGGCGGCCCTCCTCGTCCTTGACCAGCTTGGCGACCAGGGCTCCGTAGGCGGCGGGGCCGAAGTCCGTGACCCTCTCGACGGTCTTGGCCGGGTAGCCGGTGGTGGTGTTGACGGACACGCCGGCGGCGACCTTGCGCATCATGCCGATGGGCTCGCCATTGACGCCGGAGCCGTCGACGACGCCCTTCTCGAGGGCCAGCGCCATGGCCTCGGCGAGGGCCTCGCGCACGTAGGCGTCCACGAAGGTCGGGCCCAGCTCCAGCATGTCGATGGAGAGCACGGCGAAGCAGGACAGCTTGCCCTGGCCGAGGTCCACGACCTCGAAGGCCCCCGTGATCTCCTTGGTGACGGCGGAGTCCAGCTCGCCCCACGAGGCCATCTGCTCGGGGTGCTTGGCCTTGACCCACCTGGTGATGGTCTGGGTGTTCACCATCTTCACGGCGGCGAGGAGCGGGTGCTCGGTGCGGATCTTGCCAAGCACGTCCTCGATGACGGTGGTGGGCAGGGCCGCGTCGTCGGAGTCGGCCATGGTGATGAAGGCCTGGCGGGGGTTGGGCGACTTCATGGCGTCGATGAAGCGCTCGTAGTAGCGGGTCTCCTCGGCGGTGAGCTGGCGGAAGCCGCGCGCGGCGAGGGCGGCGGAGTCGCCGGCGGCCTGGCGGTACTTGGTGGCAAGCTCCTCGGCGATGTCGTTGCGGTAGTCCTCGAAGGTGGCGGCGAGGGCCTGCTCCACCTGTTCGGCGTCGTCGGTGCCGAAGGCGGCGGCGAGGGTCTTCACCGACTCCTTGGCGTGGTTCTCGAGCTGAATCATGTTGGTGCTCCTTAATCTCTGGTGAGGGCTGCGGCGAGTCGCCGGTAGCCGGTCACGGGCCGCCCGTCGGCGGCCTCGTCCACTTGGGGGGCGGGGGGCTCGGAGGGTTCCGGTTCCACCCCCACCTCGCGCTCTGCCAGCTCCTCGCGGACCGCCGCGCGGACGGCGCCCACAAGGGCGTCCATGTCCACTCGCTGCTCGGGGGCCTTGTCGGCGGGACCGGCCAGCATCCGCACCATGCGGTCGCGCACGTGCTGGGAGGGGCGGTTCTCGTCGGGGTCGGCCGCCACCTCGGTGGCGAAGCCGTACTCGACGGCCTGCTCCGCGCCCAACCACGTCTCCTCGCGCATGAGCCGGTCCAGCTCCTCGGCGGAGATGGCAACCCGGCCCATGTAGGCAGCGCGGCTCGCCTGGCCGATGACGTCCCGGTCCTCGGCGGCCTTCCTCAGCTCCTCGGCGTTGCCGGTGGCCTTCATCCACGGGTCGTGGACCATCACCAGCGACGCCGGTCCCATGACGCGGCGCTCGCCGGCCATGAGGACCACGGAGGCGATGGAGCACGCGAAGCCGTCCACGTAGGTGTTGACGGTGCGCCCGCAGTTGCGGAGGGCCGTGTAGATCGCCACGCCCTCGCTCACGTCGCCGCCGTAGGAGTTGATGTGGACGTTCACCTCTCCCACCTCGGCGGGCAACTGGTTGAGGGCGTCCACCAGCTCTATGGAGTCGGTGCCACCGTCCACCCCGGTGAAGGCGTTCCACACGTGGGCCCCTTCGTAGATGTCGCCGTAGATGTAGAGGTCTGCGGCTCCGTCCTTCTCGGAGCGGACAAGCTGCATTGGCTTGTTGGTCATTTCGTTTCACCTCCACCCGCGTCCTCGTGGTTCTTGGTGCGCTGGTATTCGTCGGCCCAGGGCTCGTCGATGGGGTCCTGGCCCGTGAAACCACGGATCTCGTTGGGGGAGTTGATGGAGGAGCCGACCAGCTTCTCGACCTTGTCCGCGACCTCGAAGAGGTCCACGTGGCGCACATGGTGGGTGTCCACCTCGACCCGGTCCCCCCGGCGCCAGCGCAGGCGGCTGCACTGCTTGCGCGTTATCTCGTCGGAGAGGAGCCGGGCCACGGGGTCCACGGCGAAGGTGAGGAAGCTGGTGAGGTCGGCGTCGAAGCCGGCGGTCTTGCCCTCGAGCATCCCGGCGGGGATGCGGAAGGTGCTCGCCACGAGGGCGAACATGTCGGCCCGGACGCTGGCCACGTCCTTGGCGCTCGTGCCGGACAGGCGCCCGGAGTCGTTCGACGCCCGCTCGAGGGACTGGCCCTTGAACAGGGGCATCACGCCGGTGTTGTGCTTGACGAACGGCATGAGCTGGGACTGGACCTGGTCCCTCACCGCCTTGGCCTGCTGGTCGTTGCCGGTGAGGGGCGCCTCGCTGTGCATGATCCACCTGCGGGCGTTGCGGTCCTCCACGGCGGTGCCGAGCGCGTCGGCCAGCCGGTCGTAGCGCGACGATGACGCCTCCATGAGCTGGGACCACCCGCCGCCGACGCCGCGGATGTCGAAGTGGTAGACCTCGTCGGCGCTCATGGGGTACGGGACCACCTCGGTGGACCCCTCGATGGAGATGCCCGAGTAGACCGTGGCCGCCCCGGGGACGGGCTTCGCGCACCACCCGTCGGCGACGTAGAGCCGGTGGACGCCGCCGCTCCGGACGGGGACCACGAGGGCCTCGCCCCGGGAGACCAAGAGGTCGTCCAGCAGCTCGGCCACGAACTCCGGGCGGCTCTGGTTGGGGTTGGGGCTGACGTTCCAGAGCCAGCCGGTGTCGGTCCCCTCGGCGCGCATGCCGTCGCGGTAGACCACCACGGGGCACCGCTGGATGGCCGCGGTGACGTAGCCGCACATGACGCGGCGGGCCACCTCCATCCAGCGGAACGACTGCAGCTCCTCGGGGGCCGCGGCCCCGGAGTCCACCGCGGGGCCGGTCACGCCGGGGGACAGGACGCGGCCGAGGAAGTCGGCCACGGTGGTGCGGAAGCCCATGGGGCCCTCCTTTGTCCGTGCGGTGGGGGTCAGAAGAAGATGGGGGCCATGAGGTCCACGGGGGGCGCCCCCTCGATGCGCCCCTCCACGCACATGGCGTGGACGAGGGCCATGAACGGGTCGGTCTTGCGGGAGTGCGGCTCCACCTTCCCGTAGGTGAGGTTGTTGTTCTGGGCGGGGACGAGAGTGGCGTTGTTGGTCGCCCACCGCATGAGGGGGTTGTCGCCCCACGCGATCCGGTGGTTGGCGAAGGCCGACTCTATGACCGGCTGCACCCTCATCACGTCGCTCGGGCGCGTCTCCCACACCTGCTTCTCGTCGCGGGTGCCGGAGGGGTCCATGCCGATGGACTCGAGGGCCCTGCGCATGAGGGTGAAGCGGTAGCTGTCGATGGCCACGCAACGGAGGTCGGCCCCGAGGCCGTCCGCCGTCTCCCGTATCCACGCGGCCACCTCGTCGGGCGACACCTCCACGCCGGTCTCTATGGACAGGAGTCCCCTCGCCGCCCACTCCTCCAGGGGCGCCTTGACGTTGCCGGCGTCGGCGGAACGGGTGCACCACCATGCGTGGGGCACCACGAGGCGCTCGTCGCCGTCCTTGAAGAGGAGGCACGCGCCCACCATGTCGGTGGTCTTGGCGTAGTCGATGCCGGCCACGCACTGCATGCCCCGCAGGCGCGCGGGGTCCACCGGGCGGCTCGCGGCCATGAGGCGCTCCCTCGTGGTGACGGCGAGGTCGCGCCGCTCCTCGGGGAGGTTGAAGCGTTTGGTGGGCACCTCGGGGTGGCGGGCCGGGTTGCCCCTCCACTCGGCCACCTCGCGGCGGTACTCGGCCATGAGGCTGGGCGACGTGCGCAGCCGGGGGTTGGCCTTGACCCAGAGTGACTCGTCGGCGGCGTCGGCGAGGTCGTCGAGCTTGCATATGAACGGCAGGAGGCCGTTGTCCGGCGCCCCGTCGCGCAGTATCGCCTGGGCGCGGGCCTTGAGGTCGTCCAGCGGTCCCTCGCGCACGAACCCGTCGGTGGTGGTCATGAGGCGCCGGGGCTCCGGCTTCTTGCCGAGGCCGCCGGTGAAGACCCCCATGGAGTCGGAGTTCTCGTAGGCGTGGACCTCGTCGAAGAAGACGGCCCCGGAGCGCATGCCGTCCTTTGAGTTGGAGTTGCCGCTCCAGTACTTGAACCGAGACCCCGTGGACCTGCAGTAGAGCTCCACGCGGTTCCACTCGAATCCCTGGGACCAGAGGTCGGGGTCGGACTCGAAGAGGCGCCAGAGGTCGTCGTAGCCGATCTTGGCCTGCGGCTCCGTGGTGGCGCAGATGTCCACGTCGTAGTTCGGTATGCCGTTGGCCGGCGAGAGCAGGCAGAAGGCGCAGTACCCTGCGAAGCCGGTCTTGCCCCACCCGCGGGCGACGTAGGCGAGCAGGTCGCTCCACCGCGGCATGCCGTCCTCGGAGTAGGTGCAGAGCCAGAGGGCGACGAGGAACCTCTCCTCGGGGGCGAGGTCGAACGGGAAGTAGCGCTCGTAGCCCATGTAGGCGGCGAGCCTCCCCCGGTCCACCCACAGCCGCTCGGACGCGAACACGGAGCGGACGTGGGCGCAGAGCAGCCGCTGCTCCTCGCAGGCCGGCACCTCGCCGGACTCCACGAGGCGGAGCCACCCGGAGATCTCCGGCACGTCGATGCGCCTGTGGGTGGAGTAGCGGCGCCTGGCCGCCACCTCACAGCTCCAGCTGCGGCGCCTTGGGCTTGGGCTGCGGCGCCTTGCGGCGCCCCACCGGGTCCATGCCCAGCTGCTCCCTGGCGAGCATGTCCAGTGCCTTGGCGTTCCCGTCCACCGCCTGCTCGTAGAGCGTGGAGCGCAGGTTGGCCTTGCCCACGGCCGAGAACTTCGCCTTGGCGTGGGCGAAGTCGAGCCCGAAGGCCCGCTCGCACAGGCGGTCGAGGGCGGACTCCGGCACGTCCATGACGGCGGCCACCGCCTCGGGCCCGTTGAACGCCTTGAGGAGGCGCTCGACCTCGTCCACCTGCTTCTCGTCCCAGGGCTCCGGCTTGAGCGACACGGTCACCACCATTCCTCGGTCAGCGGGGTATTCCTCACCGCCCCGCCGAACGCCCTGCCGTGCACGGCGTCGTGGGCGGCGTGGGACAGGGGGATGAGGTTTCGGACGACGCGGCCCTCCTCGTCCAGTGCCCACGGGTGCAGGGCGTAGCCGGGCCAGCGAGACACCCTGAGGACGTGGTGGACCGTGTCGGCCCTCACGAACCTCGCGGGCGATGCGGCCAGCTCCACGAGGGACTCGCCGTGCATGGATGCGAGCACCTCGGCGCGGAGCCTGCGCCAGGCGGGCGACCGGTAGAAGTCTCGGTAGCACCCCGTGCGCCTCCCCATCTCCCTGAGCCGGGAGGCGAGGTCCCTGTCGTAGGGGGGCACCCTGTCGGGCGGGTCGGGATAGAAGGCCGCCGCCAGCTGCGCGTCGATGTCCACGGCTACCACACTAGGCGCCCGGGCCTGCCAAAAGGTGCCGGCGGCTGCCGGAGAGTGCCGGGGGTTGCCGAGAAGTGCCGAAAGGTGCCGGCGGCTGCCATCCGGGC